GGGTGGGAAGGAAAGCGCCGAGGCGACGATTGCGAATCTGCCTGAATTTTCGATTCACGCGGATAAGGTGACGGGGGACAAGGACGTCCGGTTGGAGCCTTTCGTCGCACAAGCGGAAGTGAAAAACGTGAAATTATTGCGAGGGGATTGGAATCAGGCATGGATCGAGGAGATGTGTGCAGTGCCCAGCGGGACGTATCGAGATCAGGCGGATGCGACGGCGGGGGCACACAACAAATTGAGGCTTGCGCTTTCGGGCGATCTGTTCGTTTAGGGAAGTTCCATTACCGAAACTGGGGACAGGATTGAATTGTGAGCATTGATCGTTTTTTCATTGAGCCTCTCGCCCAGAGGCTGCGGGCAGCGTGGCGGGCGTTCGTGCTGGGGCCGTACGTGGTGGAGCCGGCGGATCGGGCGTGGGGGCATCCGATCGAGGAGTATGCGCCGGAAGAGTACGGCAAGTACATCGCGACGAGCAACGGGGTGTATGTGTGCGCGACGCAGCGGGCACAATTCCTGGCGTCGCTGCCATTGAACCTTTACAAGGGAAAAGCGAACGGGGACGACGTGCTGGTGGAGAGCGGGCGGGCGTATGATCTATTGTCGCACGTGAATCCATTCTGGACGCAGAACCGGCTGTTGACGATGACGGAGCTGAGCCTGTGCCTGTGGGGCCAGTGTTTCTGGTTCCTGGAGCGCGGGGAGAGTGGGAAGCAGCCACCGAGGGAGATCTGGTGGGGACGACCGGATCGCGTGCGAGTGGTACCGCATCCTGAGAACTATATCGAGGCGTATCTGTATAGTCCACTGACGGGTGCGATGCCGGTGGCGTATAACGCGAGCGAGGTGATTTGGATCCGGTATCCGAATCCGATGGACGAATACGCGCCATTGTCGCCGATCTCGGCGGCCAGACTGGCGGCGGATTACGCGAGCGCGGCGATGAAAAGCAACCGCAACCTAATGGATAACGGCCTCCAAATCGGCGGGCTGGTGGCGCCGAAGAGCGGGCAGACATTCACACAGGACCAGGCCGAGACGATCGAGAAGGCGCTCGAGCGGCGGTTCAAGGGTGTAGACAAGGCGCACCGGTGGGGCGTGTTTCGATTCGATGCCGAGATCGCGGCGGCTTCCAAGCTCGGATTCAACCCGAAAGAGGCCGAGTTCCTGGGCGGGCTGAAGTTGGCGCTGGAGGAGATTTGCCGGGCGTACAAATGGCCGCTCGACCTGGTTGGCGGGCAGCGGACATATGAGAATGTGAATGCGGCGCTCAAAGCGGCGTGGACGAATTGCGTCCTACCAGAGGCGGATTTCCTGGCGAACGAGATCACGGAACAATTGCTGCCGATGTTTCCGGGCGAGGTGGATTACGCGGCGTTCGACAGCGTCAATATTGACGTGCTGCAGGAGGAACGCCAGATCGCCTGGCAGCGTGACCGGGAGATGATCACGGTCGGGCGCAAGACGATCAACGAGGTCCGCAAGGAGAATGGCGAGGAGCCGCTGCCGTGGGGCGATGTGTGGTGGGCGAGCGCAACGCTACTGCCGGTGAGCGATGGGAAAACAGAAGCGCCACCGGCGGCGACTGAGAAAAAGCCGGCTGAGACCACGCCCTCACAGGATGGCGGAACTCAGCCACGGGCGCAGATGCGCGCAATCGAGTACAACAGCGCGGAGCACCAGCGGATCTGGAATCGGTTCGCGCGGCGGGCGAGCGGACACGAGAAACAGGTGACGCGGACGGCGGTTTACCTCTTCCGGCGACAGCAGGAGAGCGTGATCGCGCGATTGAAAGCGCCGGCACGGGACGCTGGGACGGTGGTGGAAGCGCCGTTCGAGATGGCGCAATGGGTGAAAACGTTCCGGGTGGAGATGCGGCCAGTGCTGGCCAGCATCGTGGAGACGGCGGGCCAGGATGCGCTGGACGATCTGAATGTGACGCAGGTGTTCCAGGTGGCTGAGCCGGCTGTGGTGCGGTTCCTGGAGGGCCGGACGCAGCGATTCGCGCAGCGGGTGAACGAGACGACGTGGGAGCGACTAAAGTCGCAACTACGGGAGGGGATTGACGCGGGGGAGAATATCCCGCAGCTCGAGGCGCGGGTGATTGCGGTGATGGAGGAGCGGATCCGGAGCACGCCTGAGACGATCGCGCGGACGGAAGTAGTGGGTGCGCTGAACGGTGGGACGTTGGAAGCATGGCGGCAGAGCGACGTCGTCGAGACGAAGGTGTGGATGGCGACGCTGGACCCGAGAGTACGCGATACGCACCTGGACGCGCACGGGCAGGAGCGGAAGCTGGACGAGGATTTCGAGGTTGGCAGCGGACGCGGCCCAGCGCCAGGGCAGATCGGGCGGGCGGAAGAGGATATCAATTGCCGATGCACGATGGCGGCAGGGATCCGTGGAGCGTGAAGCGAATAGATGTCCGTGGACATCCCAGGAGGTTGCGGTGATGAATTATTTGAGAGCGTTTTGTGAACGGGCGGATGGCCTGGAGCAGGGGACGGGGCCGATCCGGTTCGTGGCCTCGACGGAGGAGATCGCGCGGGACGGCAAATCGCTGAAGGTGGCGGATTGGCGGCTGGAGAATTATCAGCGCAATCCGGTCGTGCTGTGGGTGCACGATTATATGGGGCGCAATCTGCCGATCGGACGGGCGGTAGAGGTCGGCGTCGAGGGCAACGCGCTGGTGGCCGATGTGCAGTTCGACCAGGCGGACGAGTTTGCGCGCCAGGTGGAGAGCAAGTATCGGCGCGGATATTTGAACGCGGTCAGCGTGGGCTGGCAGGACGTCATGGTGGGCCAGGGAAAGCAGGTCTACCACGATTTGATGGACATTTCGGCGGTGCCGGTGCCTGCGGATCCGCAGGCGCTGAAGATCGAGGAGGCGCGGGCGATCTCGAAATTGAGCGCGGAATTGCGGGCGATGGTTTCGGGAACTGACATTACCGATACACGCAAGGCGATCCCGCCGCATATGACGAACAAGGCGGACGAGGGCGTGGCCTGGGATGGGCCGGGCGAGGTGGCGAAGGCGGAGGCGACGGAGAGTGTGCTCAGGCGGATGCACGCCTGGGTGGACGAGTCGCAGGATCCGAACACGAAACGGGCGTACAAGTTGCCGCATCACACTGCGGAGGGTTGGGTGGTTTGGCGTGGGGTGGCGGCCGCGATGGCGCGCTTACTCCAGGCGGGCACCGAGATCCCCGACGCAGACCGGCGCGGCGTTTATAATCACCTGGCGCGACATTACCAGCAATTCGACAAGGAGTCGCCCGAGTTTCGCACGGCGGAGGAATTGTCGCCGCTGGGCGAGGAGGAATTGCGTGGGCTATTTCTGGAGGGCGAATGGGATGTGGCGTTCGGGGCGCGCGTGGGCGCGGTGTTGAGCGCGCGGAACCGCACGGACCTGGAGCAGGCGATCACGCTGATCCAGGCGGTGATCGAGCGCGCGACGAAAGCGGAGGCGACCCCTGCCGAGGAAGGGGACAAGGCGGCGTGCGATGAGAAGAAGAAACGCGCCGCTCAGGACGATGTGCTGCTGCGGCAGCTCCACGGGATGTTTACGACGAGGTGAGAAATGCCTGATCCTGTCAACACATCCGAGACCGAGAAATTGGTCAAGGATATCAACGACCGCCTGGCGGGCCTCCAGACGGCGGTCAGCGAAGAAAGCATTCGAGGCATCGTGACCAAGTACCTGGACGAGGCGCTGAAGGATGAGACGTTTCGGCGCAAGTTCCGGTTCGGGGCGGCCGGCGATCAACGGCTGGTCGGCTCAAAGTTCTCGCGCTACGGGCTGGACGTGGCGGATGTCGAGTTCGCGTTCGACATGCTGCAGGCGCTGCGCGGCCATCCGAAATCGGGCGGCGGCGTGCACTCGGGCCCGAGCGAGCAACTCAAGAACGCCTTCGAGGCGATCTCGGAGGCGCGGTACATCCCCGAGGCCGAAGTGCAGGCGATGGACAAGCGCGCGCTGGACGATATGTGGCCGCGCGTGCCGAAGCAATTCCGCACGCCGAAGGAATATCAGCGCGTGGTGAATGCGATCCAGGGCCGCACGGCGGATAGCGGCTCGGCGGGCGCGATGGATACCGCCGACAGCGGGTATGGCAGCCAACTGGTGGGCGCGCAATACGTGCGCGACCTGTGGGAGGCGGCGCGATTCGAGACGCGCGTGTTCGGGTTGTTGGACACGTTCGAGATGAGCGATCCGGTGGCGTATCTGCCGGTCGAGGCGGATCTGCCGGAGATGATGCTGCTCTCGGAAAACACGATCCGCGATCCGAGCGAGCACACGCCGAAAAAGACGGGGAGCAATCGCGTCACCGTCACGGCGTACAAGTTTGGCATCTATCAGATCTGGTCGAGCGAGATGGAGGAGGATTCGATCATCCCACTCATCCCGTTCTACCGGCGCCAGGCACAGGCAGCGATCAATTACTACCTGGATAGCCTGGTGCTGAACGGCGACACCACGACCGGTGGGGCGCAGTTGAACACGTCAACCGATCCGGTCGGCTCGGGCAAGCATTACCTGGCCTTCGATGGCATCCGCCACGTGGGTCTGGTGGATAACACTGCCAACCAGAAAGACATGAGCGGCGGGGCGATCACGTACGACGCGCTGATTGATGCGCGCGCTCGGATGCTCGACACCAGTTATCTGATGGATTGGGGTCATCCGACCCAGCCGGCAGACCTGGTGTACATCGCGGAACCGGCCACGGCAGATTCGATCTGCAAGTTGGGCGAGGTCGTGACGGTGGACAAGTTCGGCGCGAACGCTGTGGTGCTCACCGGCCAGGTGAGCCGGATCGGGCAGAATCCGCTGATCAGCAGCATCGCATTGCAAAAGGCGCTCGCGACCGGTCTCATTCACGCCAGTACGGGCAATAGTTATGGCGTGATCGTGCCGTTCAACCGGCGCGGGTTCAAGGTCGGCTGGCGCCGACGCGTGCAGGTCAAAGCGCTGTACGAGCCAGGCACCGATCAGACGAAGATGTTGTATTCGCTGCGGCTGGGATTCGGGCGGTATTCGCCGACCGGTGCGGTGGGCGGCATCGAATGCGCCGATATCATCTTTGATATCGGACTGTAAATCTCCTCCTCTCCCCCACATGCTCCACTTCGCTCCGCGAGGCGCGGAGTGGAGCAGTGGAGAGAAGGGGCATTACCACAACAGGAGGTAAGATGAAGTGGTTGGTGCGTAAGCATTTTAGACGTGGCGCGCAGGCGCGTGAGCCGGGTGACGTAGTGGAATTGGGCGAGGCGGCGGCGCGGTTTGTGAACGAGGACGAGCCGGGGACATTGGTACCATACGTGGAGAGCGCGCCAATTGTTGAGGCGCGTCAGGTCGAGAAACCGGCGCAGGATCGAATGGCGCGCCAAGGAAAGAAACGATAGAGCAAATCAGCGAATCAAATCAGCGAATCAATGGGGCAGGGCGCGGACGCGCTCGCCCTTACGGAGGGTGAAATGAACATCACGAAGGAACAATGGCAGAAGATCATCTCGATCTTGCTTTCGGCGGCGATTGCGGTCGCGGCGGTGGTCGGGTGGGACATTGGCCTGAGGCCGCTGGTGTTTCCAAAGGCTGGCGGGGTGGTCATCGGGTCGCAGGCGCTGCGCGAGCGGATCGGGCTGGATACGCCAGTGGATAGCTGGTTTTTCAATGGCGCGGACATCAGGATGTATAGCGACAATCACAGTACTCAAAAAATCTGGCTGGATGGCGGCGTGGGCGATCTGACGCTGGCGCGGACGTTGACCGTGACAAATCTGATCTCTCAATCGGTCGGGTTCAATGCGTCCGGTCAGATCGTGGCGACTGCGGGGATCACGATCAGCCAGGGGGTCACGTCGAATGGCACGTTGAACATGGTTAACAACGTGATCTCGAATATCGGGAACGCCTCGACGGACTTTGATACGGGGGGCGGGCTGACCACAGCAGGAAATGTCAGTGTGACCGGATACATCAGCGTTACCGGAGCATCGTCCTACATGGGGACACTGTACAATTCGTGGCCTGTGTTGGTCAAGACCT